AGAACGCCAGTTGAATTTTTTAGCTATAAGCCAAAACCAGGGCCGATGCCTGGTGAAGAAGAAAAACAAATTATTTTTAACTGCTTTGCTGAAATATATAATCCGTCGATGAAAGATTTAGAAATTTTAAACTCTAAAACGACTAAGCAGGCGGTTACAGTTACTATCCGAGATCCGCAAGAAGACTATTTAGTCTCTAATAAACATTATGTGGAGATTTTAGACAGGCGCTATAGCGGAATCAGGTGGAATATTGCTGATGTTCGAAATGATTTTACGGATAATCGTTTCGTTACGATTCTTTTGGCGGTGTATGCCGATGAATAGCGTAGAAGTTAAAGGCGTAAACGAAACGTTAAAAGCAATGGAAAAAAGACTTGGTGATAAAAAAGTCCGATCGATTGCTCGCAAAGCAATCAATACCGGCGCTGAGAAAGTCGAGAAACGTCTGCAGTCTGACATGCTCGTTTTTAAAGATCAAGGATATACGATTGATGAAGTTGTTCGTAAAAATGCGACGTATAAAAATTACAATACTGAAGCAGAAATCGGTTGGAATGGTCCACATCAACGTTATCGATTAATCCATTTAAACGAATGGGGCTATACAAGAAACGGACGTCAGATTAAGCCACGTGGGTTCGGGGTTATCACGAAATCATTGAAAAATTCTGAACCAGTTTATTTGTCTACCGTGGAAATGGAGGTTAAGAAAAGCCTATGAAAGACATATTAATGATTATTTACGAGGCGTTAATTTCGAATGCCTACATCCACGAAATGACTTATAACAGCGATTCGCAAGAATATCGAATTAAGTTTTATGAGCAACCTGAAATAGCTGATAAATCAGGTGCATTTATCACACTTCGGCCCGTCGATGTACCGAATGAGGCCTATCACGGTAGTGATCAAGAGCTTTCGATTGAGCATTTAATCCAAATTGATGTTGAATCAAAATATCGAGCGACTTCGAAACAAATTCAGTATGAAATTAAAAAAGAGATGAAGAAGCTTGGCTTTGGGCAAGTAAATGGTCAAGGTTTAGACGAATACTTCTCGGAGACTAGACGTTATGTAGACGCTCGACGATATGACGGGAATACACGAATTTACGATACACAATATTAAAACAGAATAACAGGAATTAAGACACGAAAACTCGTGTCTTTTTTTGTTGTCAAAAAAAATTGAAAGAGAGTGATTATATTGACACTTGTAGGATTTAAAAAAATGACAATCGGAATTTTTGATCAATTTGTTATTGAAGGTAAACAGGACAAAGGTGCAACAGTATCCGCAGAAATTAGCGGTTTATCAAAAGAATCTACGAAAGTTTATGGATCAGATATTGCATACTACATTTCACAAAAAGGGACAGGCGATGTTTCAGCGACATTTGGATTGTTAGATTTACCAGAAGATTTGAACGATAAAATTTTAGGATATAAAACGAATGATAACAAAATTAGCTTCTTAGGTGAAGATACTGAACCACCATATTGTGCAGTTTTAATGGAATCTGCTGATTTAAGTGGTGAAACAGCTATGTTAACTATTTTTAAAGGTAAATTCAGTCGAGAATCAATTAATTTGAATACAACTACTAACGAAGCATTCGAACCTGAAGCAGAAGAGTATGTATTCTCTGCTATTGCTAATGATACAGAAGGCGATGCGAAGGGGCAATCGGTTGCTAAATATGTCGATAAGGAAGAAGCAGCTATCACAGCATTGCGTACTATGACTTTTCCAGCGGGGGAGTAACAAGCCCGGTCGTTGGGACAGTTACCCCGACGACAACAGGGGCAACAATCGCATTAAGTTAGGAGAATGAGTGTGGTAGATACATTTAGAATTTATAAAAAAGATGGAACAAAAGTAGTGGAGGGCACAAGCCCTCTTTCTATCACTGGTATTGCAGCAAATACACAAGTTGTACAGGGTGATTATCAAGCAGTTCGAGTAACTAATGATGTTGAATCGGCGAAAGTTGATATTCCAGCTTTTAAGACATTGCCCGAACAAGAACCGGAAACACCCGGCTTTGATCCTGAAGGAGACGTAAAGCCAACAAATGACAATACTGTTGAAGAAATTAAAGCATGGTTGACAGCACATGGTATTGATTACATTGGAAAGACGCTTAAATCAGATTTGCTTGCATTAGTACCAGCATAGTTTTTTTAGAGGACTGTAGTAGTCCTCTTTTTTATTTGAAAATATTAGGAGGAAATCATAGATGGCACAAGTTCGAATTGAATTAAAAAATAAAAAAGGCAAAAAAGAAGTCTTTGAGAAATTAGAAACAACCGGGAAAGACTATCGTTTAGCTTTGCAAACAATTAAAAAATTAAATGCAGAAAAAATCATGGTGTGGGATCAGTTAGATATTTATTTAGCTTTTGCAGTGGAAATTTTCAAAGCAGACAAATTGACCTCTGATCAAATTTTAGATGGGTTGCCTTCTGAAACAACTCGCGAAACATTAGACGGTCTATTAGGACAGGTAATGGGCGTTGAGGATGATCCAGATCCAGAAGCAAAAAAGTAACACCAGAAGAAGCGGAAGAAATGTATATGGAACTGTGTAGAGAATTAACGAAACAGGGATGGTCTCTCTCTGATATTGAAAATAATTCTTTTGACACGTTAATTGAAATTGCTTGTGTAAGTCCGAAAAAAGAAAAATCAAAAGAAGTCGACCTAAAAGATTTCATCAAATCCATTTAGGAAAGGAGGAAAATTATGGCAAACGGAAAACCAATTGGAAATATGAAGGTTATTTTGGATTTGGATAGTTCCGCCTTTTCTAAAGGACTAGAAGGTGCTAAAAAAAGCGTCGCTTATAACACAAAGGCTATGAAGGCCCAGATGCAAGTGATGAATTACTCAGGCGACAAAGTGGGTGCTTTGCAAGCCAAATATGACGGACTTAGCAAAACGCTTAGCTCTAACGAAAAGTACATGAGTAA